TAATTACCATTGACATTGCTATCTCCTATTAAGTATATGTGCCGCCGTCTAGAGCATTAGTCCATGAAACTGTGTCGGTCGAAGAAGTGTATAATAAAACCTTATCCGTACTTCCGCCGCCGTCTAGGGCAGAAAGAGTATTTGCCGTATTTGCTACAAGTACGGAACCCTTGGGTGCTGCTCCTAAGCCTGTTCCACCATCTGCTACTGCGAGGTCTGTGATACCTGTTATTGTTCCGCCCGTAATTGCGACTGCGGCACTTTCTAAGTTAGCTACTAGAGTTGCAACTGCGTATCCACTGTCGGTAATATCTATTACAGCGGTAGGGGCTGTTCGTAAGTCTTTGAATAGTCTCCACTTCTGATCTGTTGCGTCTCGGAAAAGACCTGCGTACTCATTTTGACTTCCTGAATCATCATATAAACCGTAAAAACCCATGTCAACAACATCAGAGCTATCATTATTTGTAGCAAGGGATATCAAGGGGTCTGCTACAGCCAGTGTCGTGGATGAAACAGTAGTAGTTGAGCCGCTTACCGTAAGGTTTCCTGAGATTGTAACGTTAGTAGGAAGTCCAAAAGTAATTTTATTATCAGATACAACTGTCTCTATTTCGTTTGCTGTACCTTCGAAAGTAAGCGTGTCTGTTCCTACTGTAACAGCATCAGCAGTTCCACTATCTGCTCCTACAGTAAGAGTACCACTCTGGCCTATCCAGCTTAAATTACCAGACCCATCAGTTTTTAATACATGACCGTTTACAATTCCAGTGCCTGGTAGTGTATAGGTAATGTCTCCAGCTAAGCTAGTAGGTACCTGTAGTTTTATTGAATTAGTGCCATTACCAGCCGCTTCAAAAAAAGTTACAGCACCCGCAGTGTTAGAGTTTCCAAGATTTAATGCGTTGAGCTTTAAATTTGAATCAACAAGTATAGCACTATCAGCAGTAAGAGTACCTGCGGTATGGTCTAGCATATTCGTAAAGAACGAGCCACCTACAAGTTCGGGAGTATTACCCCCACCATTAAGATGACCTATAGCAAGCTTTTTACCATGAGTCCCACCACTACCGTAAGCATAGAATAGCTCGCCTTGTGCTACATCGGTAGGCTTACCATTACCGGTACTTCGTTTTATTTTAATTGTTTGAGCCATTGGAACTCCGAGTTATCCTAGTAGGATCCTGCGTCTACTGTATCCGAATCACCTCCAGCTGCTCCCACTATTATGGGAACCCACTGAAATGTGCCTGTACTTGTTTCTCTATAGACTTTTAATTGATCGTCATCTGTGTCGTACCATGTGTCTCCTTCCTGTACCGTTGAGCCAGTAGGAGCTGAAGCACTTCTAAAATCTTGGTCTGCTAATTGCTTAAGAGCATCTGTTAAATTAGTCGCTGTGATTGTGTTATAAGGAACAACAGTAACATTAGAAGAGGTAATTTGCCCTGGTACTTCGAAAGGTATTGCTAAAGTATATGCCTGTACTTGTGTTACATCATCTGAGATGTTAATAGTCGTGGTATCTCCTGTCGCTGATACCTGTGTGACACTCTCCGTAACTTCAATAGTAGTCTGACCACTCATCTAGTTACCTCAGGGGTAATAGTTACTTCTCCCTGTATTATTCTTTTGACTATACTATTATTAGCTGTGAATATCTCTAGGTCATATACATATTGACCTGCGGCAATATTAGAGCTAGTAGCTGCGGGTAGTTGCATTTTTAAAGCGCCATTGGCTGCATTAGTTATAGTAACCGTGAAGCTGGCAGAAGCAGAACTAGCTTCTACACTGGAGCGCAGCTGTGCCCTACCAGAGTAGTTAGTTAGATTTAAAGCTGTCCCTGCCTGCTTAATCACCAAGTCTAGTGCAAAGTCGGAGCCTTGGTCGATTACTAGGTTATACGTTCCTGCGCTCATGTGTTTTCTCCATTTTGAAATTATATCCTAAAGGACCTACTTAGTCAAGTTTTATTTTTTAGATGGTTAAGTTGCATTATTATTTAAATTACCAAGAATCACTCTAACATTAGTGCCCTCAAAAATTTTAACAACCTCGTCAGTAATAAGGATCCTGTTAGTTTCCCTACCCAGCTCCCCTATCTGTAACCTATTAGCTTTTATAGTACCGGTATTAATTCTATCTCCATCTATCTGAGTATTACCCGAAGATGTCAAACTGCTGAACGTAACAAGACCATTAAAACTAGTTCCTTGCGCTACAGTACCAAACACTACAGTACCTGTGTTGGTACCGTTTCCGTTCGTAACAGTTTCTGTAACTGTAAATGGAGCATAAAAAACTATACTTCTAGTGGCATCTGTAACAGGGGGAGAAGTACTCCAATTCTGAACTGCTGTCCCTGAGGTTGTCCCTGGCGTGCCTCCCCCAATAGTAGGATTAAAAGAGGAATTCTGGTTCTGTGTGCCTATAGTATAATCGTCTCCGCTAGCGGCAGTCAGCGCAGTTTTTACTGCCGCAAGCAGGGTCTGTAAGGTAGAGATGCTAGTAGTAGCTACAGCTCCTTGCCAGTAGACATACCCTGTCACCTTTATAGGAGAATCATTTCCTGTAGGCCCTTCAGTTCCTGGAAGTGAAATGATACTGCCTGAAGACCACTCCGAGTCCGCTATAATATCGGTAGATGTATTGGAGGAAGCGACCGCAGTTTTCCTATATAAATAAGGTGTTGAGGCAGTAGGACTAGGAGGAAATTCCGACCACAGATTAGCGTTACTAAAGGACATCTTCGCACCTGAAGCTCCGAAAGTATAAGTAGTATTACCTATAGGCTTAGTAGTGGCGCCCCCGCTACTAGCGGAGAGTTTGTATATCTCGGCTGTTGCATTATTAAGTCCCGCCGGGCCTTCATCTCCTTCACCTCCTGTGAAGGATTTAGTGAGAGTCTGCGTAGTTTTAATAGTTGCCATGCTCTCATTAGCTTGTTTATACGCGATAACATAAGTTATTATCTCATCTTTATTTGTCCCAGCTTGAGTAGAATGATTTCCGATAGTAACTACATTGTTAGAAACACTGCTGGGGGTTCCTATAGTTAGGTCACTTCCCGTATTAGTGGCACTTTGAATATACCATTGTTTATTCTGTATTACGCCTCCACTAGTATAAGTAGGGTTGTTATACCCACCAGTTCCTCCAATATAGGTGTATACTACCCCACCCACAATGACCTCTATTGTAGTACTAGAGTTAGGTATACTGGCTACCCCGTTTGAATGGCCGATAATCTTACCGTCTGCTCCTACAGTATAAGTATGCGCAGAGTTAGGATTAGATATAGCTATACCACCCGCACCTGCTTTTACACCTATAATAGAAACACTATCTGAAGCGGTTATAGAGGCAGGAGCCTGGCCTGTACTATAAGAAGCTGGTTTTTCGCCTACTTGTACTTTTACAACTTTTGGCCAGTTACTTTTAACATATGTATCTGGAATAGCTGCTGCAGTAAATGTATAAGTTGCGTTGCTGGCACCGGTCGTGTCTAGCCATGGGCCGGGGTTGTCTGTCGCAAAGGTAAACCTATACAAAGGGTCCGTGAAGTTATTTGCCTGAGCAGTAAAAACAATATTACTGCTGCCACTACTAGTGTATAGTGGGTTTACCCCTTCCTCGTCATAGATTATAGAATAGTCATCGGCCGTTAAAAATACGGTGGTTCCGTCTTCTCCTATTAACCCGTCCTTTACTTTTATAATGCTGAAAGTCTTTGATTTCGCGTTGCTTTGATCGGACTGTTCTCTTACAGATATTGTAAAGACTAAAGCTGTGCCACTGTTATAGGCTATCCCAGACGACCCATTGTGTAGAGCTAATGTGAGAATTTGACCTGTTACAGCACTATTAGACCCACCTATAAAAGAACTTTGAGCAGAACCACTAACCCCTGAGAAGCCCGCACCTGTAACAGTGAACTCTGGGCTAGTGTACCCTAGTGCTTGGGCTGTTAAAGCTATGGCCCCTTCGCCTTGTAATACGTCACTAGTATTATATCTAAGAATTACCTCGGTCGCATCTACAATTAAAGCTCTAGACCCTGTTATACTTAGGTCTTCAACCCACTTTAGAGGTATATGCGTAAAAGTATTTCCTGATCTACTTACTTGAGCAATAATGGCATCATTAGCAGTATCAACCCTTAAAGTATTTCTAGCTATTGCTTTATTCTCGTCCATACTTACAAGAGTAGTATTCTGGCTTAAGCGCCTATCAACATACATAATGTCATTACTTTGTATAAAAGTAACCTTTCCTCCAACGTACTTACCAGTCGCATACTTTATTCTTACAATATCTCCTAGTTTGAACCTAGTTGTGAAGGAGGTAGTACCAGCGAACTTTACAATTTTATTACTTCTGGGAAGTATAGTCACTCTTGCATTAGCGCTGTTTGTACAGTCTGTCCAGTCATTTTCCGGTGCTGCATCATACTGGGTTAAGTCTCTCCAGTAGGGCTGAGTTGTGTTCTCAAATATTGCAGAGGCTGTAGAAGCTAATTTAAAGTAGTCCGAAGTGGCATCTGCATCAAAGTATATAAAAGCCGTAACACCGATCTTTACACCAGTACCTCCACTTGAGACTTGCACATCTTGTGCGTCTATAGTACCTGTAGTAGTTAAACTAGCGACAGTCATAGTGAGAGCTGCAGCACCTCCCGATCCTAGAGACGAATCTGGAATTGTGATTGTATCTCCTACTACGTTACCGGCCCCATAAGCATACACTGTTACAGTGCAAGCACCAAGATTATTAACAACAACACGAAATCCGCCGACTGTTGCTGCAGCCCTGTCAGAAGTGCCCGATACTAAGTAGGTTCCCTCTGCTCTTGAGGAGGAAGCTGCCCCAATATTGGACACAGTTTTATGCCCCGCTACAGGCTGTACTGTAACATTATAAGTTGAGCCGCCCCCATTCGTGCTGGCTACATTTGTATAAATTCCAGGTGCTCTATTAGTAGGAACAGCTGTAATAAGTCCTATATTTACCACTGCACCACTGGCGCTGACTGTTGTGGCTTCAAAAGATACAGGAGCAGCACCTCCTCCTCCTAATACGGAATCGGCAATACTGATTCGTCCTAGAGAAGATAGGGCTGTTACACTTTGTTGGTAGGTTCCAGCGTTGCTTTGGTTAGCATTAGTTACCTTAGTGCCTGGAGCGCCTGGAGACTGTATACCCCAGTCTATGGTTTGCATAGACCAAGTAGCCCCACTTTCGGACATTTTTGAGTTTGTACGCACACCTAGAGGAACCCCCTCTGTTGTTCTGTCACACCCGATTTTGAAAATATCCTGTACTTCTATTACCTGCCATGATATCTCGGATCTCTTACCCTTTTTAGACATTGTTTGCACACCAAAACTCATAACACCGTCGGGCACGCCTATAAACTGCTGCAGTCTTGTAGAAGGGTTCCTTATTTCTATGGTATCTGTACCATCGAGCAATTTAGGATGTATGTGCAGTACGAAAGACGATAGATGCTGGTATTCCGTACCGTCAGCATTTAAAGGAGTCTCCCACATTACTTGTAGCTCCTGCAACTCTGTTTTGTGTCTAGGAGTCTGCATGACATACACAGAGGAAGGCGCGGGAACAAAATCAGATTCCGGAGGGTCTATAGGATCTACTAAAGCTAGAGTAAAATCTTTATCTATTGAATCAAATTTTGAGTTATAAAACTCTGCTGCTGTAATTTCAAAGTTACTGTCTTTATCCTCTTTCATACCTAGAATTTTGTATTCTTTATAGGAGGGCTTTGTGTTTACTGCCCTATACTCTTCTTTTATAGCCCATACTGTATTACTAGGTATAGTGCCAGAAAAAGCACTAGAAATTGCAACTCTAGTTACCCCATTCACTACGCTTACGTTCGATGCCTGAAATTCTCTAGTTTCTACATTTGTAGAGTTTCTGAAATCAACTTGTATATCCTTCCCTGAGTCGTCTTGTATGTTTGATATATTTTTCTCTACTTGCTCGTCTGAATCATTAGCACCTATTAGTAATGCTGAGGTTCCAGATACTTTTGCATAAAGTACTTCGTCTCCTCTATTATAAGTGTATGAGGTGGCTCCATGAGTTACAACCACAGGGGAGTCCTGAGTAAGCACTACGGCTCTCTTGGTTACGAGTAAAGACAGATAATACTTATAATCTGCACCTGATTGAAAATTAAACGAGGTTGTTGCCCCTCCATCAATCTGAGCTTCATTTGATACTACAGTAATATTCCTATCTAGTGTAATTGTTGAACTTGAGTAGTCTGTTATTCTGCCACTGAAAGAAATACCAGAATCTGCTTCATTATGTACATTTATAACATCCCCAGGAATTAGAAAGCTAGCATTTATTGCCGTTTTAAATGTAATAATTTCTGTTTGGTTTATTGCTGTCCAAGCCTTCCACCTACCGTAGCGTATAGCCTGCCCTTCAGAAGTACATCCAAAAGCAACTGCCTTCTTTCGTAGTACCCTGCCCGTCTCAATTATATTTTGGGTGTCCTCTATTATTAAAGGCTCTTGTGCGTAAGCAGATAAAGGATTATTCCATACTACCGTCCATTGGTTTGTTCTAGCTTTACTAGTTGTAGTTTGTATTGATACGCTATCTTCTAGCATATTTGCCTGAGAAAAGTTATAAATAGGAGTAGCAGGAGCATCATGTACTGCTAACATTTCTCCATCTAACCAATATAAAATACCTCTAAAAATAGTAGCCATATCTTTGACCACTTTGTATGCTTCTGTAGCCTTAGTAAGATATAAGTTTGCCGTAAACCTAGGCTCAGTACCCCCATCAACGGTAGGAACTAATTCGTCACAGTATTTCGCAACCTTGTAAAGTTGAAACTTATTAATATCTGTAGAACTTAGATACGCACCAAGTCCATATCTATTATTAGTTAGAATATCGTAGAATACCCATGCTGGATTATCTGTATAGTAAACGTCAAGAGGGAGATTGCTAGAGTTACTAGAACCCTCATCACTAAATTCTCCGTTCCATATACCCGAGTATACGGCAACCCCTGTATCTGTTAAGTGTCTAGGTTTGTAATTAGAAGGTACTTTTACTCTCATACCTCTAGCATGATAGGCTCTTTTTGGAGGGTTGGGAAAGCTTTTAGAGCTAAATCTAACTGATGCCATAGCAGAATACGGATGCTCTAACTTCTCATCAATCGTAGCAATTACCTGAGCAATTTTTAAAGTGTCCACTACAGCAGAGTTATCTGTACCCCCCTCAATAAGAAACCCTTCCGCGTTTACTTTTGGTGACCTATTATTCTCGTTACTTTGCCCGTCGGGAGTAACACGAGTGATTGATAGTCTCATATCTGTAAAGTTTAAGTGACTACTTATAGGTATTTCTATACTATATGCTATTGCTGTCTTCTGTACACCCCACCACTTTTGATACTTATATGCACCCGCCGCGAGATCGGTCCAATCAGTAGGGTTTGCGCCACCACTTTCAGACCCTTCTAGAGCTATACTAACTGCAGCACCTCCTGAAAGATCGTCTCCCTCGTCATTAACTACATAGTGACCTTGTGGAAACTCAAACTGTATTTTCACCCTATCAATTTCATTTATCTGAGCGGCCGTAAAAGACTGACTAAATACTATATTCTTCTGAACCATCCCAGACGGTAAAGGGGTTAAGTCAGGATATCCTGCAGGTATGGTAGACAGATAGTTATTAGTAGTATCAAACGATTCTAATTGCGAGGCGCTAAGAGATACAGGAAAGGAAGAGACGCCCCGCCCACCTATCTGGTAGAAAGGCTCTTGGCTACGGCTTCCTATCCTAAACTCTAAAGAAGAGCCAGGGTACTTTTGAGCACCATCAGTAGACCCTCCAGTTTCAGAATCCCCTTGTACTCTTTGCTCTCCACTTAAAGTGAAAAGTTTATTAGTACCCGAAACACTAGCACTGCTCTTCGGTATAAAAATAACATTATTAGAATTGACTGTTTTAATTTGTACTTCAAAAACCCTATCTATTATTACCTCACCATAGACGGCATTGGTACTAGAATTAAAAACGTCTTCTACGCCCCCTGCATTAATAGTAGTGCTCCAAGGTTGTAATACAGCTCTTTTTGTCGAGCCACTGTTAGCCTCGCTACTAAAATTGGCACCATGTGTGGATATTATGCTGCCTTTAATCGTTTCGCCAGAAGGCAGTACTACTCTACATATAGCTTTCAGATTCTGAAAACTTGGGTTCGCTTCACCAGCGGTGGGTTTTATATTCTGAGGGAAAAAGTCAGCTTCTGTATTATTAGGTAAAACGGCACAAAGCTGAATATTTCCAATTATAGAAGTAGTTGCCGAGTAGCTATTAGTGTCAAGTTTTTCTATTTTTACTTTGGCTTTATGCTCTTCGTGTATAGTTAACCATCTATACGCTGACTCATTAGTAAAAGTCTCCACCAAATCATTATAGTAAGCAGCATTTCCCTGCCTGTCCAACATAGAAGCTGTAACAGGTTGATCATCTGAGGAAGCGGCAGCAAAAGTTATGGAATAAGGATCTCCGGGTAACTCAGATTTGCCACTCTCTTTAAGAACTCTACCAATATCGCTTAACTGATCTCCAGCAATATAAACAGAAGCCTCTCCTTTAACTAGTCCTTCTATTGGGCCTTCTGATATAAGGTCCGTTATGGATACCTCCTGTATATCAGCGCCTCGTGTTGCGGCTGTCGCAGGATTGTTAAACTGCCCAGCGCCTTCTACCCAGTCTAGAGGGGGCGTAAAAGCGGTCATTATGTTCTCCCCGCAGGGTATCTAATTAGGTTACCCTTTCCATCCCCGGATGTAGCGAAAGCGCCACCAGCATTTGATGCATTCATTAAAGAGTCGGTACTATTTCTTAAGTTAAAAGATATTGCCTGTCCTGGCACTCGTAACTCTCCGTATAATAAAGGCACGGCAGAGCCTTCAGGAAGTGATTGCTCGGCACCTTGAAACAGGTACCCCTCCTTGGCATCATCTGTTGCATCAGTTGCAGGGTCAGGAGCCATTAGCTCTGCAAGACCCGCACTAACTAAGCCTAAACCTATAGGCATTAAATAAGGAGCTAATGCTGGATTTAAAATGGATACAACAACCAATATAATCCCCACTATAAGTTTGAAAGCGCCTTTAGAGCCGGCAGGGACGGGAGTAATAATTATATCGCCTTTATCTAAAGGAAGAACTAACTCTCTATCATCGTCGACATATTGATCTCCGATCTTTATTTTAAAGGCAATATTCTTACTATTTTTATCAAGTAGATACTCCTTTACTCCTGTGTAGTTAGCGTCTAGATACTGTATGACTTCTCGAACGGTCTCTGCTTTTACCTGAGCAACCCTTCCAAATTTGTCTCCCATATCTCCTTCTAAATATATTTTACGCAACATAACGATAAGCTCCTACTAAGTATTCCTGCCAAAACGGGAAAAGATTTTCTCTACATGATAGTCTGTTTACAGCGTGATGATAAAAAATATCATTACCTAAATAGACACCACAATGGTTGTTTGTTTCTTCTTGTACTCTAAAAATAAGTACATCATTTTCTTGTAAATCTGATAAACTAATCTCTTTACCACCCCAATTCTTTATTATATCTGTAGAAAAATAATCAAGCCCTTTGTCGTACCAATTGTCTTCAAATAAAGCTCTAGGGGCTATTTCTATGTTTTGATAGGATAGATAGTCCCTCATTGCTTCGAAGCAGTCACTTATTCCAAATTTATACTCTCGACCGTACAAGTCTATAAACGATTTGTCAGGTTGAATAATGTTTAAATCCATATCTGGATAGCTAAAAATATAATAAGGTATACCTAAAGTATTACACATTTCTATGTCCATCTGACTAGGGTCTGACGTACTTTCTATGTGATTATGTACTATACCTATAATATCACTGGAAATCATGATCTTCAAATATTCATCTGAATCCATTATGAAATCATCATCATTGTTAGCTAGATTAGGTACGGGAAACCATTCTTTTTTCCCTTTTACAACTGATATTACTCCGCACCCCTCTCTTGGATACTCCCTATCAAAATGATCTTTTATATCATTTATATTCATTATATCTTTCTACTTCCTGGAAAACCTCCAAAAGGGAGCGCATTATTAGTCTCTAAATCAACTAAAGGTATTGTTTTATGCGCTGGGCTAGCACTGCCCCCTGCTGATCTAAATTGGTATCGTGATTTACAAGAACTTAAAACTTTGCCACAAATGTCAGCTCTAACCCAATATGCTGAGCTCTCCGCAGGAATAGCAGTGTTATTTGTTTGAGCAACCCTATAAACAGTAGTAGTATCTAGTATAGTAAACGATGTATCATTTCTCGAGCTTGCGTTACTCACAGGGTGTATAACATATTGACTCCTAGCAGGAGTTGTGTCATGAATGGAATAAGTCGTCCCTAGTACAAAAGGTTCGTAAAGTCTAACAGACTGCCAAGAGCTGTTAGAAGAGGAAGGCACGCTAGTATTAGAAGCTACCTCAGACCTCCAATAAGTATAACTATTTCCGCTATCAGTAGTGTGGGCTATTAGGGCATTTTTACTGTAAGTAACTCCGGAGCTATATAGCTTTCCTGTTAGAATGCTACTGACACTATTTGAGTTATGTATTAAATACTTCCAAACTATAGGCTCGTCCCTCTCTGTGAAAAAAGCATTATATTTTCTAGAAGTTCCCTGATCATCAATGGTAACTTCACTATTTGTAGGCCACGAACATGCGCCTAAGGGAGGTGAATAGCTACGTCCTTGGTACGCCCAAGGGCAATATTTCCCAATTACCTGCCGTCCTGGTAAGGTTACTCCCTGCAAATCAAAAGGATTTGCTAATTCAAAAGAGACTATCTGCTCCGTTTTCTGCTTTATAGAGTCTATAATATATACTCTTTTGGGGAACTCGACTACTGCTTTAGTACTTATACTTACAGGATCAATTGACAAATACTTTTCAAGAGTTTGTCTCTTTGTCACTCTTTTTCCTACAAGAGAGTCTAAAGTAAAATTAGCAATGCCATCACTGCCTCCATCATCCGCATTTTGAAATACAGAAGAATTCCTAAGTACCGACTCCACGTTTGCGATAGTTAATATAGGCCTGTTTTGAACCCCCTCTGTGCTTATTGACAAATCAGTCATCTCCATAGGAAGAGCATAATAGGTATTACCGTCAAAAACAATAGGGGAATGATCAGTACTAGTAATTCCGGGGCCTGTTATTGTCATACCCACTTTTATATCTGTGGTTGTATTAAGAATTAAAGTATTTATACTAGGGTTGCCGCCTGTTACAGTTTTTTGCTGTGTAACCGTTGCCCCGGCACTGCTTAATCCTGTAAAGGTAAGAGTTGTACCTACACTTATAGTTTGAGAACTATTGACAGTAATTACGTTGGAGGCAATTTGAGTAACTCTTATTGTAGTTGACAAGCCTGGATGAAAGTGCAAAGTACTAGCAGAGGAGTACTCCAGCTCAAATAAAGAAACGGAAGGGCTGTCTATCTCTAAAGACTGTAAGTCTTGTACAACTAAATTTGGGTTACTCATACGCCGTGTATTCTTCTAAAGTCTGCTGTTACATTATAGTTAGAGGCATTGGAATATTGAAGAGACCACGTATCACAAACAACTTTTACCGTGGATACAGTATTACCTAGGCTATCGTTAGTTGAACTGTTGGCGTCAGGGAGTGTAAAATCAAAACTAGAAACACCCCCTTTATCATTGAAAAATTTTATTATGTCGTCTGCCACTTCTTTATTCCTGTTCTTCATTGTTATCTTATAAGTCTCTGCTATATGATTTATACCAGGCTTTGCACGCTGCTCATATCCGTCTCCGAATTTTGCTATACGCACTTTTGGCTTAGCACTACGTGTAAGATCATTATCTGGCCTAATTGTAGCAGTAGTTATACTAGTTCCTGATATTTCAAACCCTATGTCAGCCATTATCCTACTCCATAAGGGCTAAGTATGCCCCCGTTTCGTTTTTGATTTAATAATTCTTCTTGTACTGCATTGGCAATAGCCTCGCCCATTTTTGCAGCAGCTTGAGAGTCGCTTTCCGTATTAGTTGAAGCTTGCCCGTTCTTATCAATATTTACTGTAACACCTACGTTATTATTCTGCATCCCGCCACCTGCGTTCTTTGGCATAGAAACAGGAATAGATTTACCGTCAGGTAAAGGAACAATAGCTTCGTTCATTCTACCTTCACCTACTAAACCTAGATGGGGCCGAGTTGCGATTCCACCATTTGCGTACTTTCGGAAGCCACCTTGAGCCACACCACCTTTTGCGAAGAATGAACTTATTACAGTGGAGATTAAACCACCTGCTCCGCCTCCGCCTCCACCGCCTCCGAGTAGGCCCCCTAAAGCGCCCCCTAAATCTCCAAAAAGACCCCCCATACTACTAAGAAACCCGCCGGACCCATTGGTTTGATTCTCAAATTCCTCACCTAACCCGCCGAGGAATTCCTCACCGCCAGGTATGGATTCCTCTGCCCCAGGTTTCTTCCCGTTCTTTATTGTAGTAGTAGGAATTATAAGCCCGCCGCCTTCGCCGCTGGTCTTATTACGAGTTCCCATATCTTCAAAAACGTCAAATAGGCTAGTGTTATTCTTTTTCCTTAGATTAATCT